AAAATATAATATTGATTTTGATATAAAAGTTTTTAGTAATCCGCAGTACCTTACTGATACTTGCAATAAGATAGATAAGGCATGCACGGTAGAAATGCAAGCCGATTTAATAGCCAAGCCTAAGAATGGTTAAAGCGAAGATGTATTTCACCGACGATATGGGCAGATTGTTTGCGAAGTATTGAGGGGGCGGTTAGGATAGGGAATTAAGGAGGTGGTCATGCGGGTGATTGGGATTGATCCGGGCAATTCGGGGGCGTTGGTTATCTTATCGGAAAAAGAAGATACTGTTTTTTTGGATATGCCGGTTATGGAAGTGAGTACAGGTAAATTGCCGAATGTGGCGGAGATTATTCGTTTTGTTGATGATAACTGTATTGGGACGGATGATGTGGTTTTTTTAGAGAAGCCGGCAAAGCGTCCGACGTTTATGTGCGGTAAAAAGGTATCGAGTGTGCAAGCTAATTATCTTGCTGGTTATTATGCCGCAATGTTTTGTGTTTTGTTTCGTTTGAAGGGGATAAAGTATCAGGAAGTAACTGCTCAGGCGTGGCAGAAGGTTTTTTCAATATCCTCAAAGCACGGCGATACCGGTGATCAATCATATCTGATCGCATCTAAATTATATCCGAAAGCTGAATTAACTGGTAAGCGTGGTGGCAAAAAAGACGGCCGTAGTGACGCATTACTTATAGCAACCTTTGGGTCAAGGTTGCTGCGGAGGTAATATGGCAAAATCTCCGGCTATTCAACAGGCATACGACGATAAGATAGAGTTTTTAAAACATAACAAGGATATGGCATTAACTGCGTTTCGTTTTGGTCACACAAGTGCAAGTGCTAAAATTTTAATTAAGCATGCACGCAAACAATTAAAGTATTCTCCTAATACTGTAAGTTCTGATATTTTTAAATTTTTACAGCGCACTTATGTTAAGGTGTATGGTGCTGTATGAAATATTTTAAAAAGACTTCTGGGAGTGGGGAAAATAATGTGCAGACGTTTTTTCCTTCGGGGGCAAAGGCCAAAGCCGGGAGAAAATGTAAAAACTGTGATACTATTTTATCTACATATAATATAGATAAACTTTGCGCGTCGTGTAAAATTAAAAAAATGAAAACAGAGTGAGAAGGTTTTTTTTACTTTTGTCTTTGTTATTTTTATCGGGGGCGGGTATTAATTACCCACCAGCAGATCTTTGGAAAGGGATATTAGGAGAAACTTCGGATTATCAAGTAATGTTGCGAATTGCGTGTTGTGTTCGTAATCGTTATGCGCGTGGTATGAATCATGGGCTTATTGCGATGCAACGGAAAGATCTCGATCGTTTTGTTTTACGGTATTGTTCCGAGAAGGATAGGATTAAGGCTAGGCGGGCTGTACGCGCCGTTTTTGTAGATAATATCGACGATATGACAAATGGATCGGATCATCTTGAATATACGGTAAAGTACGGAAATCCTTCGTGGGTGAATGAGGTCGTAGTTGTTCACCGTTATAAGGGTTGGACTTTTTACAGGAGGCGGCGTAAATGATGGAAAATATTAAAATTTTAGGTAATAGGTTACTTGTTTTGCCGGATGTGGCTACTGCTAAGGCCGGTTCTGTTTATTTGCCGGAAAAGGCCATTAAAAGGCCGTATCGGGGTGTTGTGGTAGCAGTAGGTCCTGGGCGTTATTATCCTAAGACTGATAGCTTGGTGCCGTTAAGTGTTCGAGTTGGGGATAGAATAATGTATACGAAGGGTGATCATCAGTTAGTAGAATATCAAGATAAATCTCATGTGGTTCTTAATAATGGTAATGTTATAGCAAAATCAATGCTTGCCTATGAAGACACCAATAAAGTTTTTACGGAAACGCCTTTTGTTACGGCGGAAGGTCGATTTGTGTTTGGTTGGCAAGCGGTGAGGGATGTGGTTTTTATTTGGCCGGATGTCCCTGATGATAAGGCCGGGTCTTTTGAGTTGCCGGAAATGTGGCGAAAGCAGAAAGAGTATGGGACTGTTTTATCTGCTGGAAGTGGATATTATAATAAATATAATAAATTCATACCGTCTTATATAAAGGCCGGGGATCGTGTGGCGTATGATGTGGGTACCCCATGGGAAGACGAGTTTATTGATGCACAAGGAAATTATCGTGTTGTACGTATGATGGGCTATCAAGATATTCATGGGATTTGTATTTAATATAGGTTGCATAATTATAGAAAATTTAGAAAGGCGGAAGTGACAGATGCCTCGTTTTGATACAGAAAAGTTTCAGCGAGAAGAGAAGGTAAGAATATCGGCATTAAGGAATCGAGGCGATGTTAATGCTATTGTAAGGGATACCGGCTTGCCTTTGGCATATGTTATCAAAGTCGTGGATAAATGGAAGAAGCGCCGGAAGTATAGCGCTGTGGATTTTTTGATAGCTGAGACTATGGCCATGCATATTTTAGAAGGGTATGAGCAGAGGACACGTTATTTAGTGGATTGTATGCGGGCACTTGAGCACAGGGAACAGGCATTAATATCTTTGTGTTGCCAAAGCCCGGTTGTGTTAATAGAAAACACTACGGATCGTTTTAGATGTTTGAAATGTGATAAAGAGGCAAGTACGGAATTAGTAGATAAGGATTTTGTTTATAAGATGAAATTAAAGATTGTGGATAGTATGAGGGCTGAGGATAAGGCTTTGGCAACATCAGCAAAACAACTTGGGTTTACTGCTCAAGAAGTGCCTATTGTTTTACAGCAATTTTTTAATGGTATGCGTCTTCCTAAGCAAGCCGGCAATCAACCGCAGACGGTATCTCAAGCAACTAATGCTGCATCCCCGATGGACATGCAAAATGTTATTGATGTGGATTTACAGAAGCAACTTATTAATATGGCACCCCACGAACGGGAAAAGATGATACGTAATCTTGAAAGTCGTATTTGTGAGGAAGGAGGAGTACATGAGCAAAGTAACAATAAAAGAAGCGATGGGGCAGTTGGCGGCGAACCGGATAGCGTTGAAGAATCTGATACGTGATATGCAAGGTCGGAAGGTGGTTAAAGATCCGAATATTTTAGAAAAATGGTCGTTATTGGAAAAGGCCAACGCTGTAGCGATTGAGGTTATGGATAATGCTGTTCTGTTGGCCGATGCGGTGTTGGCCGATAATAAAGAAGATAGCCGGCGTTTGTCTAATGCGATAAAGCAGGTGATGTTGTGATTTATATTGATTTATTAAATTATGATGAATGTACTGAGCCACGACGTGCTCCATTGATTGCTTATTGTAAAGACGGTAGGGAATATAAGGCCGATGCCTTTGAAGTGAAAGACGGGATTGTTTATTTATATCGGGATTTAATGGAATGTCAAAGTAAGATTGAAAAGATCTTGTGTCGTAAAAGAAAATATGTTTCTGTGTTTGTTTGCGCTTTAACATCAACTGATATTAAATTTATAACTTTGACGGATGGAAAACCACAAGCACAACAACCGAAAAAAAGTTAAATTTTGTATAGATAAGCTATATGCACTTAACTACAAGGAGAAGCCTGTATCCATTCGGGAGTTTATTGAAAGCCCGGATTATATCGGAGTATCTACTGGAAATGGTAAAGGCATTTATCCTGTTTGGGTAAAAGCGCTTGAGCAGATATTTAAAGATGATAGTAAGATGTTTGTTGTGCTTACCGGTGCCATAGGTATTGGTAAAAGTTTTATAGCTATTATTGCATTATTGTATGTTACTTATCGAATAGAAAATTGTATTGATCCTTGGGGATTTTTTAAGAAAGCCCCGGTAGGAAAATTAAAGATTGTATTTTTTAATCTCACCAAGACATTAGCTACTTCAAAAGGATACGGAACTGCTCAGGCTATCATGCTTAAATCGCCATGGTTTTTAAAACATGGGCGTGTTAGGGGTGATAAGGATAGATATGTAGAATTACAGAGTGTGGATTTTGTTTTGGCTTCTGCTGGCAGTAAGGGATTCGGTACGCTTGGCGAGGGGATCATCGGCGGCGTCATGGATGAAGTTGATAGCCCCAACGAGAGCATGAATAATAAAATACGTATTTTAAAAGCGTATGAGTCTACTGTTATTCGTTTTGAATCTCGTTTTATTATTGATGGTATATCTTTAGGCAGGTTTTTTCTGGTGGCTTCAAAGCAAGATGAGCTTTCTTTTATTAATACTTATATTGAAACGCACAAGGAAAGTAAACGCCAATTGGTGTTTGATATACCGATATATGCTACAAAGGGATCTAATGAGTATTGTGGTGAAAAGTTTCGTGTTTGTTTGGGTGATAAATTTGTAAAGCCGTATATTATAAAATCTGATGATCAGCTTAGAGAAGCCGTGGCAAAATATAAAATAGAAGAAGTTCCTATAGAATATATTGAATCTTTTGAAATGGATATTATCGGGGCGTTGCGGGATATATCAGGTATTTCAGTAACGCAAAGGACTAAGCGACCGTGGCTCGCTTCGGATAACTTTTTAGCACGGTGTTGGTCACCGGATCCTAATCCTTTTACGATGGAGACATTGGAGGCGGGGTTATTTGATGAGTTTAATAGGGAGCAGAGATTAGAGCCGAGGATAAAATTAATAGATTATTTTAAATCGGAGTTGGTAACTTTACCTAAAGAATTGCCTTGGTATGTGCATGGTGACTTTGCTAGAACAAACGATGCTTTTGGTTTGGCTATGAGTGCGGTTACAGACTATACGCATATTGATATTCAAAGGCCGGATGGTACGTTTGAAAAGAAAAAAATGCCAATAATATCTACGGCATTTGCTATTAGAGTAAAAGCTCTTATTGAGGATGAGATACCACAATTTATGATACGGGAATTTGTGTTAGGTTTGCGCAGGTTGGGTTTTAATATTCGTAAATACACAAGCGACTTGGATCTTGCATCGACGGATACGCGACAATTGCTTTTAATGTCTGGTATTGATACTGAGTATTTATCGGTAGATCGTGATCGTAAATGGTATGATGTATTTCGTCAAATGCTCACTGAGGGGCGTTGGCGTTGTCCATATCATGCGTATTTGGATTTTGAATTTAAAAATTTGGAAGTAGACCCTGATACTTTAAAAGTAGATCACCCGGATACAGTAGATCAGATAGTTATACTTAACGACGGTGATGTGTCAAAAGCAGTTATTGCCGGCAGTAAGGACGTTGCCGATGGTGTTGTGGGATCTGTGACGGCGGTATTGAAAGCATTGGAAAAAGATAATCCTGTAGATATGGATACAATGAAAAAATTGATGGATAGAACGCAATCACATTCTTTTGATAACCCAGATAATATAATACAATCGCTTACTGGTGTTAGTGTGGGTAAGATACAAAAAGTACAGAATCAGAAAGCTATACAAAAGTATCGTGACTTATTACGACGAGCAAGGTAAAATAAATTTGTGGGGCATCCCAATGATAAGTCGGGTCTTGTTTAACCGGGAAACCGGTAAAAAGACCGAGAACTAATTAATGAGGCTTTCGAGCTTAGGGTTGCCCCACTGTTTTAAAAAGGAGGTGGGGCATGGCCGTTATTCTTCGAGAGGTTATTTCTTCTAACATTAAAGCTGTGGGCTATGACGCCGGCCTTGGTGATTTGTATGTGCGGTTTTCGTCGGGGACGGTATATCGGTATCGATCTGTTCCTTCTCAGACGTATTTAGATTTAATAAATGCACCAAGTATTGGATCGTTTTTCTCTTCTAATATAAAAACTTCTTACCCTTTTGTTAAATTATCTCAGGCCGGTGCTGTAGAAGATATACCGAAAGAAGAACCTAAAGAGGAACCTAAAGAGGAAGTAAAAGATGAATTAAAATCCTCTGAGCCGGTCGGCACATTGCCTTTTGATGCCGGATCGGAAATCGTTTCTACCAAGTATGCTGTGCGTGTAGTTGGTAGTCACAGTGCCACCAATGAGATAATTATTACTGCTAAACCTGCGGTAAGTGTGGAAATAGCGGCGTTGTTAAAAGTTTTGGGAATTACTTACAAGCTAGACATAACTAAATAATTGTGGCCGACATAAGTTATGAACCCACAGCATTGTCTATTATATCTGCATACTCTTCCATATCGGATGTCGATATTGTAAAAAAGTATAAAGAGACTAAAGATTCTTTGTATTACATGGTTATGCTCACTCGCTATGAGTGGTTGCTGGTAGATCTTGTTAGTAGTTGGCGGACTATTGTGCGGGATGTTATTTTTACTAATGATGATGATTTTCAAGACATGATTCAGATTGCTTACTTTGCTATGTTTAAATGCTTTAGTAATATGAAAAATCCCGATATAGTACGTAGTATGTCTTTTTGGTTGCGGGGTTATGTTTTTAGGGAATTAAATACTAAATACAAATATAGAAAGCGTGAATATCCCACAGATGAAACACCGGACATACCCGTGCAGGCCGAGCAGGGAAAAGATTTTATTGATATTCAAGGTATATATGAAAAACTAAAAGGCAAGGATGCAAAATTATTTAAGATGATATATATTGATTTGTTGTCAAACGTTGAGATAGAGAAGGTTATGTTCTCCCGGTATCAGGGAAAACGTAGAAATTTTATGGCATGGCGGGCGCGTGAGTTTATGTATAAGAAAGTACGTAAGATGTTGCGTATTACTAGATTGGATATGGTTCGTTTACCCGGTAAATTAAAGAATAAAGGTGTGCAGTGGGGGTGTTGAGTTTTTTATTGATTTTTATTTAAAAGTGTGGTATATTTTTTATGCTTATGGAAGGGCAGTTCTGGCGGCATTGTGTGTGTAGATGTGGAGGTGAAAATGGGCAAGGGCAATCGGTTTAAAGAGGTTCAATTAGAGTTTGATTTTATAAAAAAACTTCGTCGTAAATTTTTTCAGAGAAAAACTAAGGGTAAAGATGGCAAGGCTTGAATGTAAGAAGTATTCAGTAAAGGTATTGCTTTGTTCGGGCGATAGCTTTATTGATGCGGAAAATTTAAGGGCGTCACAAGCACTTGCTCAGAAAGATCATCTTTTGTTTTTGAAAAGGATTAAATTTAATAAAGACATTAGGGCAGTTGAGATTATAGAGGGCGGCTTTAAATCGGGGAGGGTTTATGGTCAAAGGGGCAAGATTGTTTCAGCGTGTGCGTAGGTTGTTGCGAGTACAGAAAAGACGGGCGGATCAGTATATGATAATTGCTGAGTATTGGCGTAGTCGCGCTGTGGGGGCGGCACAATGATAAAGAAATTTTTATTATGGATGGCTGTCTGTGCTATTAATTTAGCATATAGTTTATGGGTTTTTGTTCCGCTTGCACATTTGGCTAAAATAACAGTTAGTCATACATTAATGTATTGGCAATTGATACTTCTGCTTGTTATTGCTTTTCTGTATGTTGCCGCTACAGTTATATCTATTTTTGATGTGCAAGTTAATGTGGTTCAGGTGGTAACTGGTGTGTTGTTGTACGCTGGTTTATGCCTTATGGATATGGTTTTTGTGGGCGTATTTGGTTTGGTTCTTGTTACTGTTACTGTTACTTGTGGCAGAAGAATGCCTATTCAATTTTTACTTATGATGATTATGTTTAATTGTACCGGTTGGAGTTGGTTTGGTGGTAGCCGGTCAGTAGATCAGTCAATACGCATACAAGAGACCTCTACGTATAAGGAAAATAGTTTTTTGTACATGTTAAAGCAAGTGTCTAATCTTGTTTTGCCTAAGATAAATGCTAATTCGTGGGGTAAGCTATTTACTCAGAAGACAAGAGTAGAATTTAGTTCCGGCCCCGTGATGAATATAAAAGCCGGCACTGATTTTAAAGTGACGGAGATAAGTAAAGACTCTTATGGATCTACGTATAAGATTGATTCGTCAAGGCCGGTGTCTTTTGGTGTCGGTATTGCTCAGGTAAAATTTAAAACGGCGACCCTGGAAGTGTCTAATAATTATCAAACTAAGGTTACAGCCGGTGATTTTACGGGTAACAAATGGTTGATGAAGTATATTTATGGTAATACGTTTGATTTGCGATTTTGATGTGGTATTATTTGGTAGGTTTGCTAATAATTACGCCGTGGGGTGAGAATAATATAAATTTCTCTATCGTTGTTGACTATAGATGCCGGTGGGTGCCGGCATCCTCACGGTGATTTTTTATGAAAAAGTTAATTCATATAGATCTTTTTTCAGGAATTGGTGGCTTTGCATTAGCTGTGGATGCGGTATGGCCAAACGCAGAACACGTTTTTTGTGATAACAATTATTTTTGCCAACAGGCAATAAAAAAGCATTGGCCGGGGAGTTGTATCTATGACGACATCAGGGAATTTACTTCCGACCCCAAGGGCAGGAAATCCGGGAAGCAGGCCGAACAAGAAGGGCGGGAAGATATTAGCAGAGGAAATAGCAAAGGTAACACGCAAACAAAAGGAAATAGTGAACCCGCACGGCAAGAAGCGTTTCTTCTTACCGGCGGGTTCCCATAATTATGTCAACCATTCAGTCAAGCAGGAAAACGTGAAGGTAAAGAGGACGACCGCCACTTATGGCCGGAAATGTTTAGGGTTATACGAGAGTTCCGCCCAACATGGGTTATCGCTGAAAATGTCGGTGGCTTACTTACTATTGAGCAAGGAGTGGTTTTCGAGCAAGTGTGCGTTGACTTGGAAACCGAAGGTTATGAAGTCCAAACGTTTATTATTCCAGCTTGCGCCCTCAATGCCCCCCACAGAAGAGATCGGGTATGGTTTATTGCTCACGCCGACCAGAATAAATGCAACAGAACGGAGCGACGGTGCGTTAATGAGGAGAAAAGAAAAGAGGGTAAGGTCGGGGAGAAAGACAACCCCGCTGGGGAATTTGCAGGAACAGATTCAAAATTATATGCAGACAGGAAGTCTGACGGATATGTTACCAACCCCAACAACAGGGGACAGAAGATCCAAGAACAGCAAGCAGCAGGGCATCAACAATGTGATCGACGGTTTGCTGCCGACGCCGTCTGCCCA